GGAACGAGACGTGAAAAGCACATCGATGGGGGCGCAAGGCGAAGACGTGCAACTATCCGAGGCTGGTTTAAAAGCCTTTCCTTATGGAATTGAATGTAAGAATTTAGCAAAGGTAGCAGTATATAAGTTTTATGAGCAAGCAATGACGCATGGTGATGCAGAGCCGTTAGTGGTAGTAAAACAAAATAGAAGTAAACCATTAGCAATTGTAGATTTAGAACATTTTGTAGAACTAGTTAGGAAAGCAAATGAAAAAGAATAGATTTGATTTAGAGAATGCCATTATGAATGTTTGGGCCATTAAAGACCAGGTACAAACATTACGTTGGAGAATGTACGATCATCCTGAATTGATGTCAGAAGATGAAGAGCATAATCACATCATGGCTATTGAATATGCTATTGAATTAAACTGTTCTAAGTTAATGGATACTTTTTGTCAAGTGTTTGAGCTTAATGAACATGCTAGTGATGAAGTAAAAGAATTGCGTGAAAGATTGTTAAACAAATTAACTACTGAAGCTGACAAAGAAGATTTCCCAGTAAAAAGCAAAAAAGCTAAAAAACAAGGAAAACTATGAAGATTCTTCTTCTTGATATTGAGACAAGCCCTATGACAGCTTTAGTGTGGGGCCTGTGGGACCAGAACATTTCACCAAACCATATTATAGATTCTTCTGAAGTATTATGTTGGGCTGCTAAGTGGTTAGGCGAAAAAGAAATCATGTTTGATTCTGTTCATAATTCAAAACCAAAAGTAATGCTAAAAAATATTTATTATTTAATTAATGAAGCAGACGCTGTTGTTCATTACAATGGTGCTAAGTTTGATATGCCTACATTAAATAAAGAATTTTTATTGTATGGATTTACTCCCCCTTCTCCGTATAAGCAAATAGACTTGTTACGAGTAATGAGAAGTCAATTCAAATTTCCTTCTAACAAATTGGACTACGTTGCTCAGCGTCTAGGACTAGGTAAAAAGACGGCTCATGCAGGTATGGAATTGTGGACTAAGTGTATGGCAGGCGATGTAGCTTCTTGGAAGATTATGGAAAAGTATAATAAGCAAGATGTCACTCTGCTTGAAAATGTATACCATCGTATTCTTCCTTGGATTAAACATCATCCTAATTATAATCTGTATGCTGATGGGCATGTTTGTCCAACTTGTTCTTCTACTAAGTTACAGAAGCGTGGACAGGCAGTTACCACTACCTCAACGTATCAGCGTTATCAGTGCAAAGATTGTGGCACTTGGAGTCAAGGAACAAAGTCTCTTAAAGCATCTGTAGAAGTGAAAGGGCTTGCATAATGTATTGTCATTTACATGGAGAATATCATACTCTTTGTGTACCTTGTCAATTGGGAAGCCCTGCTTACAGTGCAGGGCCTACTGATACTTATTACCCTCCTGGTGCAGGTAAAGAACACAAATCAGGAGCAGGTCAAAAAGTAGAAGTTAACTGGAAACCTCTTGTTAAGAAAAAAGATATGGTAAACTCTCCTAGTCATTACACAGCAGGAGAAATAGAATGTATTGATGCTATTAAAGAAGTAGTTAAACATCTTGACGGCATGGAAGCAATGTGTACTGGTAACGCTATAAAATATTTATGGCGTTGGAAACATAAGAACGGCACTGAAGATTTAAAAAAAGCAGTATGGTATATTCAAAGGATGATTGATGAGTTTGACACTAACTGATATAATCTATCGGCTGAAACAATTAGATGAGATTGATATTACAGATATTCTTGGTTTAACTACTGAGGATATCTGTGATAGATTTTCTGATATAATAGAAGAGAAAGCAGATGTACTAGAACAACTACTAAAGGAAGAAGATGACTGAAAAGAAAAAAGCATTACATGATATGGGTCCTCCTATCACCGATGAAATTCCTGGTTTAAGAGATTTCTTTGCTACTTCAGTATTATCAGGAGCAATCTCTGCAGCAGGAGTACCAGAAACTAATGTAGATGAGTATTGTGAAGTAATTGCACATTTTTCATATGCAATGGCAGATGCAATGATGGCAGAAAAATACAAGAAAAATACACGACACTAAGGATAAAGATGTACACAACACCATTTAGCACAGTAGGTTATATCACCTATAAAAGAACTTATGCACGTCGTTTAGACGAAGCAGACATTACTAGTAAAACAGAAGAGTTTCCACAGACAGTAGAAAGAGTAGTAAAAGCAACAAATGAACAATTAGGTTGTAATTTTACAGAAGCAGAACAAGACCGTTTACGTAAGTATTTAACAGAGTTAAAGGGAACAGTAGCAGGCCGTTTTCTTTGGCAATTAGGAACAGACACTGTAAACAAGCTAGGATTAGCTTCATTACAAAACTGTGCCTTTACTGTAATTGATGAGCCTGTTCGTCCCTTTACTTGGGCTATGGACCTATTGATGTTAGGCTCAGGCGTAGGTTATAACATACAAAAGAAAAACGTTGAAAAACTTCCTGAAGTCAATATTAATTTTAGTGCCCCTACTCGTGTGGATAGCAATGATGCGGATTTTATTGTCCCTGATTCGAGGGAGGGTTGGGTACAGCTACTGGGCAAAACGCTTAAGGCAGCGTTCCTAAGTGATAAAAACAACACGTTTAGCTATAGCACTGTTCTTGTACGTGGTCGTGGGGCTGTTATTAAGGGCTTTGGAGGCACTGCATCAGGCCCTGAAGACCTTTGTGAAGGCATAGTTAAGGTAAGTACTATCTTATCTAAAAGGGCTGGTAAAAAGCTACGTCCTATTGATTGCTTAGATATTATGAACATTATTGGTGCAATTGTCGTAGCAGGTAATGTACGAAGATCAGCACAGATTGCCATTGGAGATGCAGACGATGTCGAATACCTTCTTGCTAAACGTTGGGATATGGGCAATATTCCTTCTTGGAGGGCAATGTCTAATAATAGCGTTGTGTGTAACGATATTAAAGATTTGCATGAATATTTTTGGGACGGATACGAAGGAAAAGGAGAGCCTTACGGACTCATCAATCTTCGCCTTAGTAGGAAGATTGGTCGCCTTGGTGACACTAACTATCCTGATCCTGATGTTATGGGATATAATCCTTGTGCTGAGCAGTCTTTGGCAGCTTATGAGACTTGCTGTTTAGCAGAAGTTTATTTATCTAACGTAGAATCTAAGGAGCAATTCGTTGACATCTGTAAACTTTTATATCGTATTAACAAGCATAGCCTTGCTTTGCCTTGTCATTTGCAGGAAACAGCCGACATCGTTCACAAGAACATGCGTATGGGTATTGGGGTTACTGGTGTTCTGCAAGCTTCTGACGAGCAACGTTCTTGGTTAAAAGAAGCTTATGTAGACTTACGTGCCTTTGATAAAGAATACTCTGCTTTGCATGGTTTCCCTGAATCTATTAAACTAACAACGGTTAAACCTTCAGGTACATTGTCTTTGTTACCAGGCGTAACTTCAGGATGCCACCCTGCTTATAGTCATTATATGATTAGACGTATCCGTATTGCTGCAGACCATAGCTTAGTTCAAGTATGTCGTGATCATGGGTATCCTGTAGAATACCAACGTAACTTTGATGGTACAGATGACTACAGTACAATGGTTGTTTCGTTCCCATTTGCTTATCCTGAAGGCACTAAAATTGCTTCAGAAATGACAGCTATTGACCAATTAGAAACAGTTAAATGGTTGCAAGATAACTGGTCAGATAATAGCGTAAGCTGTACTGTGTATTATCGTAAGGAAGAGTTGCCAGAGATTAAGAAGTACTTGGCTAAGAACTACAAAAACAATCATAAATCTTTATCGTTCTTACTTCATAATGAACATGGTTTTAAACAAGCTCCTCTTGAAGAAATTACTAAAGAAGCTTATGATGCGTTAGTTGCTAGTACAAGATTGATTACCAAAGTGGAAGATGCTTCCTTTGAAGGTGATTTAGAGTGTGTTGGCGGTGCATGTCCCGTTAAATAAGGAAAAGAAAATGATTGATTTAGATACAGTATTTGCAGGATTACAACGACTTGAAGATGTTCTTAACACAGCAGATCAGCTTATGCCTATAGTGTTTAATCGTTGCACTGAAACAGGATTAAGTGCTAAAGACTTAGACCCTATTCAGAGTATGTTGCTTGTTCAAGACTTGATTAAAATAATACAGCCTCTTAACGATAAGTTGTTAGAGCTACAGACGGTAGCGTTCTTTAGAGAACTACAACCACCTAATGCTCCTAACTTTCCTAACCCAGAAGATATTCTGTAATAGTTTCTTAGTAGTTGTACTTTACGACCCTCTTCGGAGGGTCTTTTTACATCAGTAATATGTATAAAAATATTGAAATACTATACATGTTATATATATAATGTAAAGTTAAGGTGAGGGGTTACAAACTCGCCTGCCAATTCGTTGATGCCCTAGTTAGAAAGATGGAAAATCTCTAGGTTCTTGATGCCCTCGTGCCATCTTGACTTATTTAATA